CTGCGATTGATGACGCAATGAAACATGGCAACGCATATTTTGGAATGTGCAGCACTTACACCTTCTGTGACCCTCGTCAGATGACGCTCAACGACCCAACATTGTTCGCCAGAATTATGCGGCTGTCGGTTGAGGAAGATGCGTGATGATGATTGATTCAATCCCAACGAATCAAAAACCATCTTTTAAGCTTGGGGTAGCAACTATGGAAATAGTTGCTGTAACAAAAATGTACACGCAATGTACGCGATGTACAAAGAAATCCTGTACACATAAAAAATGTACAGGCCTGTAACCCCTTGATATTAAACGAATGGCTCCGGCGGTAGGGATCGAACCTACGACCAATTGAGTAGGAACAAAATGTTTAGCATCAATGGGTTACGCGATTTCGTAGTGGGTGTAGGCCACCTACTACCTTAACAGAGGTAGGTATAAAGGTAATTACTGCGATGTACTCATATAGTGATCAGCTTAGAATGTTAGGCCCAATTGTCCTACAGGAGCTTGAAACTAAACGGATGGATTGCCCCTTTTGTGGTGGTCGCAAAACCTTCGCAATTACCAGGACTGAGGGTAAGCGTCTGTGGAACTGTTTCAGAGCTAGTTGTGGTGTGACAGGTAGCAAATCTATAGGTTACTCAATAGACGGCGTTAGAGCAAAGCTGGAGGGCAATTCAATGGTTAGACCAAACCCAAGTACACCATTTCCGAGGATAGTCTCTGAGCCGGATCATCATCCGGCAGTAGTCGATTATCTGAAAGCTAACAATTCGTATGAGGCTTACAAAGACGGTCTGCTGAAGGTGGAATACGCTCCCGCAGAGAACAGAATACTCTTCTATGATAAATCTAAATCTGGCGCATCTGGCCGAGCTTTAGGGAAGGAGACGCCGAAATGGCTCGTTTACGGGCATCTGTCCCAGCCCTTTATCGTCGGCTCTGGTAGTACCGCTGTGATTGTAGAGGACATAATGTCAGCTTGTTCAGTTGCACGGTTACCTAATTGTTGCGGTTGCGCGATACTTGGCACCAGTATTTCACCGCGCTTGTTACATTTACTATTTGACTTCGATGAGGTTGTTGTGGCATTAGATAATGACGCGAGTAGAAAGAGCCTAGATCTTTCTCGGCAACTTGAGGCGAATACAAAAACAAGAACCAGGTTTTTAAGTGAAGATCTTAAATATCTGGGTGTACCAGAGATTAAGGAAGTACTCGGTCTCTGATTAAAACAAGAAGCAGAAAGATAAAAGTGTGTCCAAAACAAAGACAAGAGCAACTCTCAACTACACAAAGATCCAAGACGATATGTTCGGATGCGGAGGATTGGGATTTAGTTTGAACTTAATAAATCAGAAAGTACTGCCGCTCTTATTAGAGCATATGAAAAAATTCGGTAATCGTAGCAAACAAGGCTGGGAATTGGTCGAGAGATCGTGGACCCGCGACAACGTAAGTATGCCCTTCACGGTAAGCCACTTTTGCTTAGCCGGAGGGCTCTATGTATCTGCATCCAGCTGGCAGGACCCACCAACGGGACCCACTAACTACTCATACATTTAATCCGTTTGTAAATGTAATGTCTTGCCTATAGGTGAACTAGCAAGACGAATGAGTAGGGAAATCAATTGAAAGCACGTGGATTAATTTTGGTGGATTACGATCTGCCGAATGGATATATGGACGCTGCAGAAGAACAAAAAAGATTAAATGCAGCGATGGAAGAGTTGGTTCGAGGAAACAACAAAGTTACTTATTACCAATGTGACATCAAAGAAAGGCGAGGCGAAAGCCGACCTGATATAAGGAGGCTCAAAATAAGAACTTCTTAATACTTTGAGAAAAATAGGCCCGGGGTAACATCCGGGTCTTTTTGATTCTAGACCACTGTGCTATTACTAATACCTCAACAAATGTTACTGTAGGGGTACGAAGTTGGATTTATCGATTATTAAAGGATTGTGTAGCCATGATTTTTACATGGCAAACGCAAGTAAACTAAACGAATCGCTGTTTGGGGACGAGGTGAAAACCTTGTTTCGAATCTTACAAAAAGCCCATGAAAAATTTGGAACTGACATCACTACAGCTGAGCTGATGATGCTGTGGAAAGTTGAGCATCCCGTTGCAACACGGGCATACACTCTTGAGGCCGAAAACTTAATTAGATCTGTGAGCTATGCAGATGATCTAAATCCCGCAATTGTAGCCGACACAATCACCAAGCTGCATGTGCGTGACCTGGGCAAACAAATTGCCAACAAAGGATTGGAGATTGCTGAAGGCAATCCCCATGCTCTTAGTGATGTACTCGATCTAGCCGAAAAAGGTCTCGAAGGTTACTACGAGGATGAATTTGGTCCTAAAGCTAGTATGCTTGTTCGAGACGTTTTTGCGGCAAAGCTAACGGGCTCTGTCATTCCCTTTAACATAAAGTCCCTGGCGCAGCATTTACCAGGCGTTGGGCGTAAAGAGTTTGGTATACTGTTCGCCGTACCCGAGGCCGGGAAAACAAGCTTTGTGGTCTCACTTAGTGTTGGTGCAGGGGGATTTGTAGAAAATGGATACAAAACGCTTGTTTTGGGAAACGAAGAAGCCATCGATAGGACGATCCAAAGAGCTTATCAATCGATACTCGGTTGGCGAGAAAAAAAGATCCTTGAAGATGAACATATTGATAATGCCGAAGAAAAGGTTTTAGCAGCCACTGATGGTCTATTTGAATGCCGCCAGGCCCAAGATTGGGATCTGACACGCATAGAGCAATACATCCGCAAAGAGAAACCTGCCATAGTCTGGATAGACCAGGCAGATAAGGTTCAGATACCTGGTACTTTCGCTGCTTCGCATGAACGGCTGCGGGAACTATATCGCCGCCTGCGAGAGACGGCCAAACGATATGATTGTGCGGTGATTGGCGTTAGCCAAGCGGCTCAAACGGCCACCAATGCGAACTATCTCGATTACACGCATATGGAGGGCTCCAAGATCGGCAAGGCCGCTGAGGCTGACTTTATCATTGGTATCTCAAAATCAGGAACTCCCCTGGACCCTATGAGAACGCTGACTATCAGCAAAAACAAATTAACAGGCTGGCATGGGCAAGTCGTGTGTTCCCTTGATGCCGATATAGCGCGGTACGAAGCATGATTGCGTGTGTGTTAGACCTCGAGACTACTGTGTCTCCTCTGGGCGACACTTTAGATCCGTCAGCGATGCACTCAGATAATGCGTGTGTGTCTGCTTCATGGCTTATGATTGAGGACGGTCAAACATTAGGTCCTATGCAAGAGAGCGTGTGGTTTCATAATGATCACCCAATTCCTGACAGCCGGGAACCTCTGCAGAGAGATCTGTCCCGGGCAGATATCGTAGTCTGCCACAATACTAAATTCGATGTGACCTGGCTGCTAGAGATGGAGTTTGATTTACCTGATAAACTTTGGTGTACGATGATTGGTGAATATATCTTTGCTCGAGGTATCCGCCAATTAAAAAGTCTCAAGGCTACAGCTGAGAGACGAAATGTTACGCGAAAGAAATCTGAGCTGATCGACCAGATGTTTAAAGATGGCATCGGGTTCGAGAAAATGCCCCTGGAAATAGTTTCAGAATATGCAGCTGCTGATGTGATCAGTTGTGCAGAAATCTATTTAGCGCAGCTGGCCGACCTGAGAGATGAAAAGAACGCTGGGCTGTGGCCCATATTCACTCTGATGAACGAGATGACTTGGTTTTTAATCGAGATTGAAAGAAACGGTATCTGCATCGATTTAGATGTGCTCGAAGAGGTGCGCGTTGAGTTTGAGACCGAGCGAGACGAAATTATTGAGTATCTTGCAAAGATCGTAGTGAAGGTGATGGGTGATACCGTCACTAACCTCTCGTCGGGTCAAGACATGACCCGGCTGATCTACGGCTACGAATTTAAAAGCGATGTCTGCAAGAAGGCATTCTGCAAAACATTTAATATCGGGCTCGGCCCGGACGGTAGACCCCTTTACCCACCGCGCATGTCTGAAAGTGAATATGTATTTAACGTCAAGACTAATATGCAACGGGCGTACAAAACGATTGCTGAACGCTGCTCTCAGTGCTCCGGCTCCGGCAAGCAGCATCGAGTAACACTAAAAGGTGACCC